TTGTCATTGCCGATAAACTCGCTCGACAGTCTCAAAAGCGTGTACTTGCTGGTGGGCATCAGGATGGTTCTGCCGTCCACGGGCACCATCGCATTGTCCATTGCCATCATCGCCTCCGCCAAAACGGACACGATATTTTCCTTGGTCAGTTCTTCGCTGACTGCCTGGGACAGACCCGCACCGGCTGCCAGCTTTGCGATGACGTCCTTGTCATACGCCGGCGCGACGCGCTCATCGATCTGCAGGCGGAGCATCTTCATGCCGTTTTTGACGCCCATCTGCTCTTCATTATTGCCCTTGTCGATCGCAATGGAAAAGGACTTGTCCACACTCAGCGTCAGCTCCTGCACCACATCCTGCATTTCCTGCGGCGTGCCGTAGCGGTTGGCAGAAGCCGTGCGGTCGTAATCACTCAGCTCCTGGGTCAGAGGGGTGTAGACGCGCACGGTCTTAACGCCCTCGAAGGAATAGTCGTTGTTGCCCATATTCTTCATGATGGACTGATTGTGGAAATACGACGCGATGCTCTCGCTGTACTTGCTTGCAAGATTAATTGCCATTTTCTTTCTCCTCTCGTCTATCTGTTACAATTTTGCTCAGCCTTCCATAAAGGCTTTCCAGCCTTCATCGGCCTCGTTTTTCGGCGGCAGACTCATCATGGATCCGATGCTGCGCGCCCGGTTGTCTCGGCTCTGCCTCTGGTTAGACAGCTCCTCCTCCAGCTGCGCAATGCGCTGCCTCAGCACTGCATTTTCAAAGCGTGCATACGCACTTTCGACATCCTCGCCTTCCTGCATCGCAGCCAATACCTGGTTGGGGATATCCTGCGGTCCAAGGCTCGGATTGCGCTCAAAGAACGCTCTGAGCTGCTCAGTGCGGCCGGTTTCGCTCATGCCAAGCTGGCTGCGCATCTGCTGCATAAAATCCCCTGCGCTCATGCCGCTTTTTTCTGCCATGGCGCGGATCAGCTGATTGGCCGGTTTGCTGCGCAAAAGCTCCAGTTCTTCGCGGACATGGTCATAGTTCATGCCCTTCTGGATCAGCGCCGCCGCCTGATCCAGGGGCACCTGCACATCCTGCCCGTTAAAGCGCACCTGCACACTTTTCACCTTTTCCTGCGCATCTTCTTCCGGCAATTCCGCCAAAGTTTCCTCCGTATTTTCCGGCATCTCAACTTCGTCGAATTCGCCTTCCCAGAATGCCTGCGCCTCGCGTTCGCTCATGGTTCGGTTGGTTTTCTCCACCATTTTCGCTCCTTTCTTTATTGAAACGGCTGATTTGCCGTCCAACACCTCTTTGATTTACTTTTGGATATTCAAACTGCGCCTTCTGCCCAAAATTCCGGGACTGCCCTTTGGCCTGTGCACACCTCTCAGCTGCCGCGCAACTTCCGCGCGGAAAGCATCCATCCCATACTCAGGTCCAAACAGGTCAAACCAATGCCCCACATCCGCATGGTTCGTCGCCTTGCCGATCGCATGCATTTCCCTGTGGCTCAGCACCTGCTGCGCGCCAAGTCCGCTCTGCCTGCAAAGCTCCGCCGCCAGCTCGGCCGCATGGCGCCACCGCAGGTCGAAATCCTTTTTCACCATCCGATCCTGCGGCCGATACAGCGCCGTATCGATTTTCGTATGCGCCGCATCAACATACCGGATAAACGGCGGCTCGCAGATTTCAAATCCGATCGATTCGCCATTGCCTTTTCTGCCGACATGCCATCCCTTGTATGTGAGCGGCAGCGTCAGCATCCACCCCGTATCATCCACCATCCCGTGGCAGGAAAGCTTCACCGCCGGACTGTTCCACGCATTAAACAGCGTCATCCGACTGGTCAGCCCCACTGCCGTGGAGTGCACGACGATATAGCGCGCCGTGATTTCCTCCGGGCTTGTATACGTCCGATTCCGTGTCAGATACCTGATTTCCATATTTGCCCTCCATGATCCGCACAAGTCCGCTCACTGCCAGCTCGATCGGTACGGCAAGCGAAAATCCATACGCCATTTCGCCCGGAATCCACTGGTACAAAAACGCCAGCACGAAAAGCGCGATATTGCCCGCCACGGTCAGCGTAAGCATCATAAGCACGAGCCATTTAAGAAACCGCATCTTCCGGTTCATCCGCAAAAACGATCGCAGCGTCTGCCGCAGCCTTGTCCACACCGGCCTCCGCCAGAATATACGCCACCGCCGTCACTACGCTCATCACGCTGCCCGCGATGGTCTCGATGCGCTCCGGCTCTCCGCCGAATGCTACAACCAAACCCACGATAATGCCTGCCGCCGCTGCCCACAGTTTTCTGCTCGTCAGTTTTGCTTTCCAGTTCATAAAAGCTCCTCCCAATGCTCGTGATGGATCTCATCAATGCGCTTGTGCGCGCTCTTTAAACCGACCTCCACCTTCGTCATCCGCTCGATCAGCCCATTGTGCTTGTCCTGTTTTTCCTCCAGCTGATTGAGCCGCTGTTCGATGAGCGCGACGGTCTGATCCATCTGCCGTTGCGTGTCATTGCGCGATCGAAAAAAGATCATCAGCTGCACACCCACCGTCGCCCCCGCCGTGATCAGCGCCACCAGCACCGCTTCAGACATTACAGCACCGCCTCTTCAAACAGCGCCGGCGCCTGGCTCGGCGGATACAAAAGCGGATCCGCCGCCTGCACACAGCGGTATACCACACCATTTTCGCGCACCAGCATCCCATTTTCGACGCGCATGTTGTACACATAGGGATACACGCCCTCAGGATCAGCGGCAGGACGCACCCCATAAAGTGCTTCCGTGCCCGCGGAAAATGGCGGGTACACCTCCTGCGCAAGTACATTCTGCCTTGCAAACCCGATCTTCCCATCGTGGGTAAACACCTTACCTTTTTCGTACTGCTTCCCGCTTTCCCACTTCGGCGCGATTTCACACAAGTTTCCGATCAGCGCGCTGGGCTCCTCCAGCTTCGTGCTTTTCAGCGCCTCGCTCATCGCCTGCAGCTTTGCACGAATCTGCCTTGCGATCTGCGCGTCAGAAAGTCTATTCATACAGAACAACCCCCATTTCCTCAAGTGCCTTGTCGATCTCGCTCTTTACCGGCTCGCTTGGTTCTTCTTCCGGTACGATCTCGGACAAAATCTGTTCGTATTCTTCCTGCGTGATGATGATTTCCATCGGGTCATTACTTACCGTGAAATCCTCGTCATACGTCAAAAGACATTCCACTTCGCCGTTTTCGTTTACTCTCTTGCAATACGTCATACTTCCTCCTCATCCGATCGCAACATAGTTGTAATTACCGAGTAGCCAACGCATTTGAGCGCTGGTGGCAACACCGCTCGCAGGCTGTGTTCCTTTGATCGTAAACCCGCCGGAAGCAAAGGTCACCGCAAGCGTTGTATTGCTGGAAGGAAATGCAGTTGCAAAACTAAGTGCGCCGTTATTATCCAACTTTGCAATCAGATATTTCGTCGTTTTTCCGTATGCAAGCCCGATCAGATAATTTTTTGTCGTATCTTCCGTCAAATCTTTCGCCGCTCCGTAAAACACCATGATATGCGTCGGCTCAAAGCCTACATTGCTCACAGTGATCGTCGTTGTAAAACCTGTCGATGTGGGCGAAAAAGTCCCGGTTGCTACCTTTGCGCCTGTTTCAAGCGCGCTGATTTTCCCCGCCATCGCGCTTGCCAGCATCTTCGCAGTTGTGCCGTCCTTTACTCGGATCGCGTTTGCGATATCGGTCAAAACGCTCTCATCGATCAATCCTTTTGCCATCGTTCTCCCCCTTTTTCGGCATGTGCAATCATACACCGGATACTAAAATGTGCCATTAAAACGTCATGCTTGAAAAATCCGCAATTGCCCGGATCTGCTGCTGTACATACTGCTTGATCTCATCCCCGATGGGATGCACATGATCCGCTCGCGCCACCTGCACCGAACTCCCGGCAGCACCCTGTTCGCTCGGCGCCATCGGCGCATCCTGCGAAAAATTCTTGTTATGCGCCGTATTCATGGTCACCGCCGTCAGCGCTCCGGCCTCACCGGTCACGATCACCTTCCCGCTGGATGCACCCACCGCACCATCCTGTGTCAGATTGCCGTGTGCGTGCGCACCGTCCAGTTTTTCCTGCACCGCTTGCGCCAGCTTTTCCTGCGTGATCTCCCCGTCACGCAGCTTTTCCGCACCCAGGCTGCCATCAGGAATCGTCCCCGTCGCCGCCTGATCGATCATTTCCTTCAGCGCTGCGATCGCGCTTTGCACCGTGTGCGCGTTGATGCCGTCCCCCGCGCTGTAGCCGATCTGATCTGCCGCAGTCACATCACTTAGCTGCTCCACCAGCGCGTTAAACGCTTCCATCAGCTGCCCGGGATTCGCATCAAAATATTCCTTCAGCCACTGCGCCTGCCCTGTGACGCGATCCGGCAGCGCCGCAATGTTGTGCTCCAGCGCCTCGATCTTCTTAAATGCCATTGCTATCCTCCTATCTCGTCTTTCTTGCATACCGGTATGCAATTTCAATCCCCAAAAGTCCCAATTGCGTCCCGATCGCATCGTTTTGAATGCGCACCTGAAATACCTCTGCCCGCCGCTCTCTGCGCCTTGTACGCTGCGCAATCGGCGCCGTCGAACAAAAGAATGACAGGTCCGCAAAATTGAAATTCTCAAAATCAAACAATGATAAACTGCCCTGCCGCATCAGCGTCCAATCCAGCCGGTCGCTTCGGTAATACACCTTGTATTCCGCCTGTGAATACGGCATCAGCATATACCCCACCTCGCACACCGTCTTGGTGTGGTTGATGCTGCCCAGACTCAGCATCGGCGTCGTCCACCAGCAAGAGAAGGCCGCACCGCCGTCCGTCAGGCAGTCCACCTCATCCAACCGCCCCAGCCGGCATACCGTCCCCTCTTTCGTGCCGAACCACAGCTGCCCGTCCAGATTGATCATCGCGCTCGGTGCAAACCCTTCCCAGTAATACCATTCGTACTGTACCTCGCCCGTCTCACTCTGATACATCTGTGCACCGTCTGCGACATAAACATGCCCGCCGCAGGAAAGATAATACTTTCCGCCGACCGCAGCGCCGACCGCCTGCGCGTCCGCTTCCTCTTTGAGCCGTTTTCCAATCAGCATCGATCGGTTCTGCACGCTTCTTTGCTGGCTGACGCTCGTGCCGACCACCGCGCACACCCCGTTTTCGGATAAAAACAGCGGAGAATCCCCAAGCGTCGCAAAGGTATCCATGCTGACCGCGCCATCGCCGACTGCACCCTGCATAACCGCATACACCGGTCTCGCATTTTCATCCAGCGAAAAGGTCCGCAGCCACTGCGTCGCGTCCTGACCATTGCCTTCTTTGATGACGATCTGCGTGTCGTACTGCCTGGCATAGCCCATGATCGCGCTCGTGTCCGCGCCGATCTTGGTATATCCCGTGTCCGGGAAATAGGTCGGGTCATAAAGACCGCTGCACCAGTCCACATTAGGCATTTGCGCATTGCCGGATAAAAAGACTCTCGTATCGTTGTTGCCGCCGAACAGCCCGCATACCCGGCATTTATCGATGGTGCTTTTGTGGTCGCCCCCGGCGGTAAAGGTAATGACGATGTTGTCCACGCCGCCAGCGTTTGGCGGCAGCGCGGAAAATACTACGCGCCCTTTTTCAAGGTCGACCGTGTACTCTGTCACTTCTTCGTTTGCCACAATGACTTCTTCCACGCTTTCAACGGGCGCAAAGTCCAGAACATAAGTATTGCTCACCCCATCACCCGCAAAGCTGTTCTTGCGCCGTCTGGTCAGCAGGTTCACCGCTTCAAATGCCGTACCCGCGCCGCTTGCCGTGCGTGCAATGGAAGTCGTCGGCACAAAAGCGTTATTTGCCGCGGGCTGCGCTGCGCACACGCCATCCGAAACACTCACCTGCAGATAAGTACCGCCATCTAAGATGTACAGCCTGCCGTTCATGACAAACGAGCGCGAAGTATTTTCCGCCATGTCCGCATACACCGGCGCATCCTGCCCAAATCGGTACAGATTTCTCCCCGCATGCACGAACAGCTCGGTTTCATTTTCGCCCACCAATCGGTGCAGCCCGTAGATCGGCGCATCATACTGCCCCATCACCGCATACCCCGGCCGCTTCACAGGAAAGAACTTCTCGTTTGCGATCATATTGCACGCGTCCGGGCTTCGATGCGCCGCCACCTGCGTCGGCACTGAAGTAAAATCCACCCCGCCGAACCGCACAAAACTCTGCGTATACTGCTTTTCCTGCGTCTGTGAAATCGCTCCCACATTGCCCTCCTTTCCGCCGCAGCCTTACTGCGCGCCCTGCATCTGTCCCATCAGCTGCGCAACCGCGCTTTGCCGCGCCGGCGCCGCTTCCTGCTTGACCGGCTCCATGCCCAGATCCATCATCTGCTCCTGCGGCATATCCGCTCCCTGCATCTTTTCCTTACTCTGCTTGCGGTTATACTCGATCACGCCCTGCTTGTTGCGGATATACAGATCCGGAATGCTGCGCACATACGTCTCCCCGTCGATCAACCCGTTTTTGAGCAGATTGTCCGCCGTCTGCAGTTGCGTCATTTCCGACCAGTACGCCGACGCGCCGACATGCACCGTCACACGCTCCGCCAGTTTTCCGAGCTTTTCAAAATCCACCTTGGCCTGATTCCACTTGCCGCTTTGTTCGTCATATACCCGCAGCGTGCGCACACCGTAGCAGGCATGCATCATGTCCACGATCACGCGCACGCAATCCTCGACAAACTGAAAATACGCTCTTCTCTGCAGTTCCAGCGGCGCTGCCGCCGCCTTCTGCACGGCAATGATCGCGCTGGTGTTATCCGGCCGCACATTGCCCAGCGCCGCGTCGGATGCACCCATCGTGTCCTTGGTCAGATCCATCAGCGCCGTTACCAGCTGCTGCACCTGCGGGGAAATCGCCGCGCCCTGCAAAACTCTTGCCACCGCTACATTCGGATCGCCGATCGTCGCAATGGCTTCGCCCACCCGATTGCTCCAGCGCTCGATTTTCGTCGCATCATACACGATCTTCGGGAATGCCATATCCTTCACGCCCTTGATCAGCATCGCCTGCAGCTTGTTGATGGCGATCTGGTTGGGCACCGCACTGGTCACGATTGCCTGCCCGTGGCAGCTGTTTTTCACCTTATCCCACGAAAAATACGCCAGCGGATATCGCCCAAGCCCCGTATCCCACGGTTTTTTCACCCACGCATCGCGCGTGGATTTGCAGCACCAGATCGTATCGGTCCATTCATCGCGCCACAGCCGCACAAACACCGTCACCTGTCCTTCATCCGGCAGCTGCTCGCTGTTGGGCTGCTGGCCATCGTCGCTGTCCGGGCGAATATCCTGCACAGGCAGCAGGTTTTCCTTTGCCTGCCTGCGCGCATCTTCCGCCCACATGCGCAGCGGCAAGATCACATACGGCTGTTTTTCGACTTCGCCCGATGCCGAGTTGCCGAAAATCACCTGCGTGTTGTCCACGCTTTCGCAGGCAATGCGATCCTTCCGGTCATCCCAGTAAAAATACGCACATGCATCGCCGTCCACCGCCGCATCGCGCAGCCACTGTCTGCCCATCGCTGTAAAGCCCATCTGTTCGATCACATGCGCGATCTCTTTTTCGATCGCCTCCATCGTCGTCTCATCCAGCGGCTCGCGCTCATGTGCATACTCTTTCATGCTCACCGCCACATCATCCGACACGATCTGCGCGATCGCGTAGCTGACAATGCGCCGAATGATGTTGTTCACCGGCTTTTCCAGATCCGGTGCATTTACCCCCTCCCATTGCCTGCCCAGAAAAAAGTTCTCGTTCTGCCTGACCGTCTCATACAGCCCGATGCGCTGCTTGTACGCCGCACCCTTCTCGTACTCGCTTCGGATCTGCTCGATTTTCGGCATTCTTTCCGCTCTCGTCATATTCTCCTCCTTTTATTCCTGCGCCTTGCCGCTGTACTCCATCAGGTTTTCCCACTGCTTCTGCGTGCGCATTTCCTGCGCTCTGCGCTCCTGCGTCTCTTCCGCCTCCTGCGGATAGACCGTCAGCGTCTCCCCGCTTTCCTTTTCCTTCAGCGCCGCGCGCACCAGCATCCAGCCTGCGCCCAGCAGCGCGCCAAAGAGCATCCCGATTACAAATTCCACCATGTTTCACACCCCATATTCCAAAAAATTTTCATAGCCGCTTCCCTTTTCCTGCGGCTGCTGTTTTGCCGCCATGGTCCAGTGCATACAGAATCCGCGTATCGCATCCGGCCCATGCGTCAATTCATGCGGCGTATTGGCCACATCGTTGATTTTCACACTGTCATGCCGCAGCTGCGGCAGCGTACGGATCAGATTGGGACACGTCTCAAATATCCGCATCCGCGCGGTCGTCTGTCCGTCATGATCCGTATACGGCCGCAGCCACTCATGTACCGCCATCCACCCGGCCTGGCGGTTATTGCCCGTTTTCGTCAGCACGATACCGTACTTCGAAAACCAGTCCGCGACACTTCTGCCGCTTTCCTGTCGGCGATTCCAAAGATCAGGCGGCGCCAGCGTTGCCGTCACCTGTTCTTTCCCGGCATTTAAAATCGCGCGCGCCGCATCGTAGATCGTAAGGCCGCTTTCGTAGACCTCCCGAAAAACGACCGCGCGCTGCTTGTCATCCACCGCGATCCAATAACACGCCAGCATATCCAGCCCGTAATCGATCGTACGGTAGATGCGCATCCCGCTTTCCAATTCAAACGGCTTGATCACATGGATCTCCCGCCGAAATTGCGTAAAATACTGTCCTTCAAAAACATTCCAGTCCCCCTCGAGCCACGCCCGCCGCTGATTTTCCGGCAAGCTGCGCAGAAGCTTTTCATACCCCGGGTCGCTTTCCATCAGCGCCGTGTTGTCGTACACCCTCGCCGGAATGAAAAGATGCTCGCTCGCCTCCTCATCCGGTCCAAACTGCCGGTCAACAAACAGCCTTTTCACCCATGCATGGCCCACGCCTCCGGGATTGCACGTCAGATACATCCGCTTCGGAAAATCATTCGCCCCGCGGATGCACACCTTCAGCGCCTGGAACTGCGCCTGTGTCAGCTGCGTCGCCTCGTCGATGAAGACCACATCCACGCTCTGCCCCTGGTACTGCAGCACATCCGTCTCTCCATCGCAGTACCCGAACCGGATGCGCGACCCGTTTGCAAAAACGAATGCCCGCTGCGCTTCCTGATACTTTGCCGCCTTGCCCAAAAGCGCCATCATCGGCAAAATATGGTTTTCGCGCACCTCCGGCAGCGTCCGTCTTATGATCAGGATCGTGATCCCGCTGTAATTTGCCGCCAGCAAAATCGCCTTGCGCTGCACGGCCCAGCTTTTTCCGCCGCCGCGCGCCCCGCCATAGGCGATAAACCGCTGTTTCGCCAGCAGAAATTCCTTCTGCCGCGCATTCGGCCTGCCCAGATCCACCACGCATACAGTCTCACTGCCCATACTCCTTCGCCGCTCCATCCATTTCAAAGCGCACGCTCACGCCATTTTCCTGCGGCGTTTCCGCCTGTGCCTGCAGGCATGCCCGATCCATCAGGATCTGCGCCGCGCGGATTCGGTCCGCATCCTTCGCCTCTTCGTTCTGCATCATCTTCTCGATCGTCTCGACCGCCTTCTTTCCCGCTTCCAGAATCGACTCATTCCACGCCGCAGGCGCTTTCTTTTTTCTTGCCGCCATGCGCTGCCCTCCTTTCGCGTTTCCCGGCTGCGATATGATGATACCCGCCCCGCTGCGACACATCGCGCCATAAAAAAACCTTATTTTTTGCGTTTCATTTTTGTTCACACCGTGTTATACTTAAATTAAGGCAGGCTTATTATTTTCTTCTGGTCTGCTGCCCGAAAGGATTTCATTTATGTTTGAATTTTTT